CGACCGAAGGATGATATTGAGGATGATCCCCGATTTAAGAACAAGGAGTACATCGGCAGCGATACGCAGAATGATCTCGGCTCTGCCAAGACTGGCGCACGCCTGACACCGGGAGAGCGGGAGCTGGCGGATCAGGGCACAGTGCTGTGGGAGATACGAGACAAGAAGGCTGGCATAGTGTTCGTGATTGCGCCATATGTGAACAACCCCAAAAGGTTCGCGGGACAGCGTGTGCTGTTCCAAGCTGAGGACCTCATGCAGAGGGATAGGCGACTGCCTGTGTATCCGCTCATATTCAATGAGGATGATGAGTACATCTGGGGTGTGCCAGATAGCAAGATCATCGCTCCGCAACAACAGGAAAAGAATGAAATCCGCACACAGCAGATGTTCCATCGTCGGGCCTCCCTCGTCAAGATACTCTACACCACTGGTGCCATTTCCCCCGATGAGCTGTCTAAGGTCGTGGATGGTAACGCCGCCGTGGCGGTTGCAGTTAAATCGCTCGCCGACATCAGGGTGCAGGAAGGTATCAACATCCCTCAAGCCCTTATTGAGATGGATGCCATCGTGGATAGAGAGGTTCAGGAGGTGCTAGGTCTTGGCGTCAACCAGTTCGGAGAGTACGCTCCGGGCTCCGCCGACCGATCCGCCACAGAAGCCCAGATAGTCAACCAAGCCACCATGATCCGCTCGGATGAGCGACGAGATGCATGTGCCGATCTGCTCACAGATGTAGTGGATGACATGAACTACATCATCACGGAGCAGTGGAGTGGTGAGCAGATTGGGTATATCGCAGGTCCGCAAGGGGTGCAAGTGTGGGTACAGTACAAGGCCAGCGATCTGCACGAGGTTGACTACGATATCAAGGTTGATCCTGACAGCTCACTGCCAGAAACGAAGCAGATGCGAGAGCAGAAGGCCGTGGCTGCGTTCCAGCTCTTGGGACAGGACCCTCAGATAGATCATCGCAAGCTCGTCGAGTTCGTCCTGTCCGAAGGGTATGGCAATGAGGCAGACTTCCTCCTAACCGACATGGCGAACACGAGCCCGCAGAACCCTATGCCATTGCAACAGGCTGCTCAGGGCATGCAACAGGCGTTCCAACAGGGTGGTCCGCGCAGGCAGGCAAGGCAGGCTGGTCCAGGGAATGTCGTTCCTATGGCGGGTGGAGGTGCGAGGTGAGGGTGTGCCAATTGCATTACAAGGCGAAGCCATGTCCAGATTGCGAGGCTCCTACACATGGGTACGCACCCGGCTACCATTCCGTAATCCTGTTTCGGGAGGGGGTGTACGAGCATATGCAGGACCCGTGGGAGCGGCCTATAGAGGTGACGAGCCCACAGCAACTAAGAGACGAGTGCGAGGCGAGGGGGCTCACGTCAAAGTACCTACGGGACGGGATTTGGCGAACGAAATCAAATAGATGGATTTAGGGTCCGCACGCGCATCGCCGAGGCGAAACCCCTCCCGCAAACAAAGGAGTTGACTATGCCCACCGTACCCTACGAGCATTCCGAGATGACGATCGCCTTCGACTTCGAGGGTGGCTCCCTCCGCCCGAGCATCACCTTCAACCCTGTTGGGCGCATCAATCCCCAGACTGTAGAGAAGCACCTAGGCTTCATCTACAGAGAGATCACCAAGGCGCAATCAATGCAGCGCAGTGGTATCACCAACACCCGGTTCGAGATGGAGGGCGCAGAGCCTCCCGGTAGAGGTGCGGAGGATGTAGGATGAGCGGTGCTCCAGGGACTACGCCCAATGGTGGCGCAACTCCGCCTGCTACAGGCACCGAGGGTACGCCAGATGCATCGCAGCCCGGATCATGGGAGCAATTCCGAGACAGCATCAGACAGCTCGGGAGTGATCTTGGAGGAAGGCTTGATGGCATCAGGGAGACTGTCAGAAGTGGCGAAACGGCTGCGGCGGCTGCGAGGGAAGCCGATGCTGCGCAAGCTCGCGCCGCTGCGGAAGCTGCAAAGGCCCCGCCAGACCTCGAAGCAATGAGCCGTGGAGAGCTTGTCTCTCACATCATGTCGAGTGTTACCTCTGCCATTACCGATGCGCTGAAGCCGGTGACGGATAGGCTTACGGCTGTGCAGACCTCGACGGCTCAGGATCAGGGGCAACGTCAAATCTCCGACATGCAGGCGAAGCACAAGGACTTCATCGATTGGAAGGACGAGATGGTGCGCCTCGTGCAGACGCATCCCACGCTCAACCTGTCGCAAGCCTATTCGCTGGCACGTAGCGAGAACCCTGACAAGGCGAAGCAGTTGGATGCCCGGTATGATCCGCCTCCACCTCCGGCGAAGCCACTGTGGGGTGGACTGGTGGGAGCGCTCAATGGCGAAGCCAGTGACAGTTCGCCGAAGAAGATGGACAACCATCAAGCCACGATTGAAGCCTATAAGGAAACGGCTGAGAAGTATCCAGGAGTGTTGCCCGCGCTCCTGAACATGTAGCACTAACTGGGGACAAACGATGGTCAACAGCTTTACCCAGGCACTCGACGACCTCTACACTACCACATGGCAGAAGCGGTTGCCTGGGGTGTTCGACAACATCTTTGGAGCTGCGCCATTCTGGTATTTCCTGAAGGATCGGGGCAAGCTACGTCCAGAGCGTGGGGGAAGGTTCCTGGAAACCAATCTGGCGTACTCCAAGAACACGACGGTACAGTGGATCACTCGTGGACAAACTGTGCCTATGACGGACTTCAAGTTCCTCACGGTGGCGCAATACCAATGGCGATACCTCACGGCGAACATCTTGCGTTTTGGGGTGGATGAACAGCAGAACTCAGGGGACAGCCGTATCCTCAATTGGGTTGAGGAGAAGCTGAACAACACGGACGAGAGCCTTGTCGATAACCTGGAGACTGCGCTAGCGGGTGGGGCTGGCGCAGCCATGAGCCAGATCGACGGGCTGCAATTCCTTGTGCCGGATAGTGCCAATGTGGCCAACCCGGCGTTCAATGCAGGGGGCATTGATCCTTCCGTCTACACATGGTGGCAGAACCAAGCTATCACCATGGCCGGTCAGTCATTCGCTGTGAACGGCATCGCTACAATGCGCCATCTGTTGAACCTATGCATGAACAACAGACGGATGGACAAGCCGGACATCATTCTGAGCGACATGGCCTCGTATGAGTACTATGAGGACACTGCGTTGCCTGCGCTACGGTTTGCGGACACTCGGCTCGCCGATATGGGCTTCGAGAACCAAACGTACAAGCGCATCCCAATGGTGTGGACACCGGCCATCACGCAGAGGATGTACTTCCTCAACACTAGGTTCATCGAGTTCGTGTACGATCCTGCGTACTTCTTCGACATGACCGAGTGGAAGGCTATTCCCAATCAGGTCAATGATCGGGCAGCGCAGATCATCACGGCATGTTGTTTCATGACAAACCGAAGGAGGGTGTTAGGCGTGCTTGACACCATTAACACACCATGAGCGGCGCTCCTACACAGCCCCCGCTGGCTGGTACATTCGGGCAAGGCTTCGTACCGAACATTGCGGATGTGGATACGTATCCACGGGCTCCGCTCGGCACGATGATGGCCATGGCCGATGGACGGATGTTTAGATACGTCCAGTTCTATGGAAGCGCTGCTGTTGCTCCAGGGCAGGTTGTCTGCTACACGGCAGCCGATGACAACCAGACGCAGGTTGACCTGCCGAACAACAACCGTGGCGCAGGCGTGTCGCCGAATGCTGTGCCGGCTAGCAGTTCCCTCCAGTACTCGTGGGTACAGACACGAGGATTGGTACAGCTCGCGGCTGCGGTCAGCGGAACACCTGCGGCAGGCTCACCTTTAAGCACTACCGGGGCGACTGCGGGTGGGCTAGCAGCGGTGTCGGTAGCGACTGCGCCAGTGTACGGGAAGTTCATCCTGGCAGCGGGCAATCGAGTGTCCGTAGACTTCCCATGGTAGGAGCGTAGCTCCATGAGCACCATTTCCTACACCATGTTCATGCCGAAGGTGGCGCGGTTAGATGCTGCGCCATTCGGCTTCATCATGGGCGAGGCTAACCTCACCTCGTACTCATTTGTACCCGACACGGCGTTGTTGGGATACTTCAAGCCGGGTACAGGGCTGTTGGTGGCGCTTGCGGGCGTGAGCAGCGGCGGGTATATGATGACATGGGTTGGGCCGCCGAACAATTGCTGGCTCCCCTACGACATGGCTACGGGGGTCACTGTAGCTCCCGGCACCAATGCAGGCACGTTCTTGTTTCTGGCAATGGGGCAGATGGGCTAATGGCACAGACAGGATCGGCCACCACTGCGCAGCTTGCGTCACGGATGGAGACGGGGGCGGAGCGGCTGGCAGAGTTAGAGCGTAAGATAGCGTGGCTCACATGGGTACTGCGGAGGCATTCCCGCTCCGAGTATCATGCCATCCTCGACAGGATCGCTAGGCCGAGCGATGCGGAGCCATTGCCTGCGCCTGTAGGGATGGCCGGTAGCTATACGGAACCATCGCAGGCGGATATCGATGGGGCTCCTAACCCTAACTGAGTTCCAGACCGAGATACTAGCAGGGCTTGGTAATCGCGGGGACATACCTCTACCGCGCATTTCCACTGCGCTCAACCTTGCACAGTCGAGGGTAGCTCGCGCCTACAATTTCAGCGAAATGGCGCTTCTGAGCTTCGCCCAGATGAACTTCACTGGCGTGCAGGCAGTAGACAAGTATCTCGTCCCTCCTCCTAATCTGAAGAACATCCACAGCTTCGTTCTCCTGGACACCTCTGCGGGCTCCGCCTCGCTAGGGCAGTCACAGAAGGTGACGGAGAAGCCATGGCGATGGTTCGATAAGCAGTTCCCTGCACCTGAGTGGCTTGCACCGGGCTGGCCTACTATCTACGCACGGTGGGGACAGGTCATTGTTATGGTGCCTACGCCACAGATGCAGTTCACAGCGCAGCTCCGATACATCGGGTATCCTAGGCCATTCCTCTCGCAGGCGAATGGCAATTCTAACTTCATGTTGCAGACTAGCGACTTTGAGTATAAGGATGACATCCTCATCGCGTACTCGCTCGCGTATCTGTTCGAGAGCTTGGGTAGGCCGGATCGGGCTCAGTACTTCGAGGAGTTGGGGAAGACCAAGCTTGACGAGGCGATAGAGAAGGACGATGATCGGCCTGACATCGAAGTGTCGCGAGACATGCCGGAATTGAATGCGGCATTGCTCGGCCCGTATTGGGCTAGCCCATGGATTTCCTCTAGCTCATACAATCCCTGATGCAAAGCTTTCGCACTCAGTCTAGGCATATCGTCAACCCGGCGCAAGAGCGAGCATTTGCTCTTATGCGAGCACGCGCTCAGGCTATTGGCGCAGGCGGCGTACCACCGGATGGCGATCCACGGTATATAGGGCCGCCGTATGAGTGGAGATCGGGGGTATGGAATGGTGTGCCTGTTCCTCTCTCTGCTCCGCAAGGTCCATGGTTCTCGCTTAACACTGGGCCAATACAGGCGACGGAAGCGGCGAGCATCCCCAACATCGGGTACCTGTCGTATGATCCTGTGAACCAAGCTACTGGGCTGATCGGCTCGCTGGATGGGGCCGTGGCATTCCTTGCTGGTTCGGCCTCGCAATTGGATGGTGGGCAGGGTTGGGTTATGTGGCAAGAGACTAGCCTAGCCACGCCCAGTGACACAGTGTTCTGCCCATTCGAGGACATTACCACACCTGGAAGATGGGCGTGGGCAGCGCAGCTACAGACGATCGTAGCAGAGACAACCACAATGCAGATTGTGACTGTGGGTCCTTCTTACATCGTCGAGCCTGCGGTGTTCCCCTTCGTCTACATTCTCGTCAACCTGCCATCCCCGCAGGGGCTGACTATCATATTGCCGACACCTTCGCAGTTGGCTGAGAACCAAGTGTTCAGGGTGAAGGATGTTGGGGGTACGGCTACCGCTAATAACATTATCGTTGTCTGCGGGGATTTGTCGGTTACATTCGACGGAGCAGGCCAATATGCAATGAACAAGAGCTATCAGGCTTCGGACATGTTCTTCAATGGCACTAACTTCAGTGTGCTATAGTGCCTAACACATATCCTGATGATTGGAACCCTGCGTATGAGGGATTGCCAGCGGATACCGAGAACATCAATCTTGGTGCAGGGCGGATTAGGGACCTGAAGGTCAATATCAGGGAGCGGGTTCAGTACAATCACTCGTTCAACGGGGATGGGAATGATGGTAAGCACACTACCATCATGCTCATGGTGCAATCGGCGGTTCCTACGCTCGATACGACTGACGGCTGTGTGTTTGCACAGGCGGTTAACACGGCCACAGAGCTGTTCTATAAGGATAGCGCTGGCAATGTTATCCAGCTCACCTCTGGTGGAAAGATCGATGTTGCAACGGTAGAGG